CGTATAAGAGTGAGTTTACTAGACCCCTTGTTAACACCTCTCAATAACACAACACTTCTACGTCCGTCTACATACATTATTATCCTCTCCTCTCTACACCCATAAATATCGTGCAACTACAAAACACCCAATAATCACAACGCAAAGCACCAACGCCGTAACTTGCTCTTCGTGCAACTTCATTATTCTCCCTTCAGAATACATATATTGCTACTATTTTAATCACCTATAGTCTGGTAACAATTACCAAGGCAGGTTCCCGGTTATCCAAAGCAAGAATAATCCAATTGCTACTGTCCCGGTAACACTTGCCAAAACGATCAGGCCCCACTTGAACCGAAACCAGATAAAGTCCTCGGCCATGTCGTAAATATCGTTCTTATCCATTACTTCCACCTATCGTTGATCATCCACCACAGTCCAACGCACATACACTCGATGCTCAAACAGATCAGAATACCGAACCACACGCCGCTCAAGAATCCTTCCATTATTTATCCCTCCCACTAACAATAATCGCCATAGCCATAATCCCAAAACCAAGCACCCAGAACAAATGCCACAATCCCGATTATCCATTCCATCTCAAAGCCCCGTTCCAACTCCCTCGATAGTAAGCCCCAACAGATATCTCGTTGCCCGTCTGATCCCCTGGCTGGCCATATGCGATCCCGCCGAACTCGTTGATATGCGCTCCCACAAGCTGCTGCTGCCCGATATAAATCTCCACGTGCCCCGTGCCCTGTAGCTGCGAGCCCTCGAAAAGCACGATATCCCCGCGCACAAGCTGGTCAGCCGACGGGTTGCCAGGAATCCACTGAAAGCCAAGGCCTTGGAAGATGGAGCGCATGGTATAGGTCGAAGGAGAGGGCCAGGGAACCTCGAATCCGTTTTCGCGGAACGACCAGGAAACGAGGCTGGAGCAATCGAAGTCGACTCCCCCGTCTCGTGTCGGCTGGTCGTAACCGTGAGACGGGTCATCGGCAATCGAGATTGCCCATTGCACGGCCCCTTCGACGCCACTTCCTCCAGGAGCGGTAGACCCGCCTCCGTTGTTCAGGTTCACCGCAGACAGCTTCTCGAATATCTGGCACTTCGTCCAGGAATGCCGAAATCTGTTCAACACATAAAGGTTCTGCTCCCAAGTCCCCTCCGTCTTGAATCGATAGAACATGTCATCGTTGAAGTAGACATACCCGTCCTGGCCAATGGTGCCGATATAGGCGTTTTCCGCCTGGTTCTTTCGACGGGCGTTTATGATAACAAGTTCAGCCATTTACAGCCCCATCCTAACAATATCCCTAAACTTAGCAGCCAACGATTGAGACTCATAGTAGACAGAACCCATATCATATGCCTTCTTCAAGTCCTTCAAGTTCCTCGAACTCTTGAACCCCTTCAGTAACAGCGAGTTAGGTTCATGTGTCTCCGTAGTAGCAGCATACACCGTTCGGCACTGTTTGTCAACGCTATCGCTAAGTATATAACACCCGTTTCTGTAGTCCCTCCAAACACCGATCAAGTCATCGTAGTATATAAACGTGAACTGGTATTCAGCGTCTTTGCTCTTCTTCATGATGAACGTATCGCGGTCACGCAAAAACTTGTTCTCGGTCGCGTAAGCCGTATACGCGCACTCACCAAGCGCCTTGTAGAAGCGAGTGTTCTTCTTGGCCTTGATAAGCTCCGGAGGTGCCACGAGCTGCACCAGCATATCGTCGCGCTTCCAAATGTCAGATTTGAATGGCATCGACAAATCCAGGTAGTCGAAGTATGGATTAGTCTGCGAGATGGCGTTTCCTAGAAACCAGCAACGCACGTCGTAGTCCCGGGCGCCAGGGCGTGCCACCGATTCGTACAGCTCGAAGAAAGCCGTTACCTCGTCTGCAATGTATCTCTGCTGCGAAGTGGTCGTGTCGATAATGAACTCGTCGAATACGATATCTCGAACATTGATAACCGCGTCTGACTTCATCTTTCGGGCAGTAGACAGCGCTTGCGCATATCCTATTATTTCCTTGTCCATGTGGAGCACGTTCGCCTCCGTCCAAAGAGCGTGGCCCTCGAACTCCACTTGAACGTGGTTGAACAGGCGCCCTTGCTTGGAGGTAGTTAGTGTCTTCAGCTCTTCTTCGCTGCGGCGAAGGTAGAGGAAGTTATATCCGTACTTGATATGGCGCTCGATCAGGTACTTGAGCAGGCCGTAAGTCTTGCCAGCACCTCGGATGCCTAGGATGAAATTGAACAGGCAGTTGTGCGACGCTGTTCTCGGTATGTCCCAGTACTTAGAAATAATCTCCTCCTCATGCTAGTATGCGACAGGCCGCCGATCATGCCATGCAAGACGGCGGCCCTCGCATAAGGGTGCTAACCGAAAGGGGAGGAACGGAGCGGGCTTTTCTCCGTATCGCCGGGTGCAGGTCTTACCCTGTGCCCCACCAAGCGAGAAACCAACTTACCTTGCGGCGCAAATCCAGTATACCTCACTTGCGAGCGATTGTCACCTTGTATTCGTTGTTTTCCAGAATCGACAATTGTTCGCCCGCGTAAACATCTCCTGCGTACTTTTTCCACGCGTCTGCATCCCCGAAGAAGTGGTTAATGTCCAAGTTGCCGTCGTATCCGGGTACGTTTCCGTCGCTCGCATACTGCCAGCAGGCTACCAGCCCGTCCGTTGCAGGAGGCTCTCCAGGGTCGTAGTCAAGGGATGGCCTGAACACGTTCGGATACTGCGCCACCCACCTAGCGCAGTTGGGTTCGACGCCACCCTGGTTGATGCGCCAAGGGTTCGCGTATATCCAGGGCCAGATGCCGGTCTGCTTGTGCACCGTGCGCACGAACGTATTGACCCATTCGACAGATTGGTCGCCTTCCCAGTCCAGCACGGGGATGCCTTCGGAAAAGTATCCGCTGCAGTTGTTGATGAAGTAAGTTGCTTCCGCAACCGCTCCCTTGATTCCCGCGAAGTGGTAGAAGCCCCAGAGCAGGCCTAGGTCTTTCGCCTGCTGGACTTTAGGGTCGCAGTACGGGTTTACGTACCCCGTCCCTTCCGTGGCCTTGATGATAACGAAGTCGATTGCAAGAGGGGCTAAGTCTATATCTCCTTGGTGGCTCGATATGTCGATCCCTTTAAGCATTCTTGCCTCCGCTCACGAGTTCTTTGATATCCTCTCTTAACTCTTTAATCTGCGTAACAATGTCGTTAAGAGTGCTTGTAAAGTCTTTAAGAGTACGATTGTACAGGTAAAACATGCCCACGCAAGCAACGATAGGGAAGCCCAGACTGCCAATAAGAGTGACAATATCGTTAACATTCATCTTGATCCCTCCTTTAGTACCAATTGTCAGAGATGTTGAAGTTCATGCCCGAGAAGTACACGTGGCCTGTTGCATAGTCGAAGGGAAGCGTGACCGTGCCGTCCAGGTTCACGGTGAGCACTGCAACACGATCCTCGGTGCCGTCGTTGGCAACAACAGGAACCTTTACTACTTTGCCTGGCCTGCACTCTTCTGGCAGGGTGGCAACCGCCGACCCGGCGGTATAGCCCGCCAGGTCGCAGTCGCCGATTATCTGCACGTCGTTGGTGCAGGAAAGCATGACAACGTCTTTGTCGAAGGTGGCCGAGGAGGCCGGTACGAGCGTGTACCGGCCCTTGAACGTTGTCCAGAAGTTGGGGTTTCCTCCGCCTGTCGGTTCGTCTGCCATTATTGTACCAGCTTTGCAGATATGGCATATGCAATTTTGCTGTATCCCTCTGGGTTGGGGTGCAGCAAATCAGCAACATAGAAGGCCTGGTCATTATATTCGTTAACACCCAGATCATGGAACATATCTAGTGTTGTAAAACCATATACTCTTGCAACTTCAACAATTGCGTTGGCATAATCTTCCAAACTAAAACCTAGATTATTTTTAATGAAACCCCTGTCATTAACACCGTTATCTTGTTTGAATTTCGCATCAATGCTAGTACCCCATCTTTGAGTATGTGTCATAGGCAATATTTTAGCCGACGGCAAATTAGTTGAAAGCCATTCGAAAACATATCTAAGAGCACTATAGAATGTTGCGGGGGTTGTTGAACTAGGATCTTGCAAAGTCCCCAATGCAGCATTTGACGCATAATCATTTGTCCCGTACAGAATTGTAACAATGTCGCTATCGGTATCAGTATTTTCTATTGATTTATAATTGTAGACAAGAGTTCCACCGCTGATAGCCGTGTTTTTATATTCTCTAAGGCCTAGAATAGACACTACAGTTGGTTGCCATCCATTTTGTGCAGTGTAGCTATCTCCAAAGCAGCTCATTTTTTTATCTGTCCATTTTGACAACAATTTCGATTCGCTACTAGTAAGTTCAAGTTTCTTAGAAGTAAATGAAACGAGTTTGACAATTATAGGGTTTGTAATGGGCGTAGTTGTATTTATATTCATTGCCGCATAGAAATAAACTGACCCATCTGGTACAGTGCATGAAAAATCAGCAGTGGTCACTCCTTCAATAGTGTTGTATGTGACTACTTGGTCAGTAATTTCTTTGTTTGACTTGACAATGAACCCAACATCGTCAGGTGTGTTGACATTTGCTACTAGTGTTCCGCTTATTCTCTTTCCAATTATTTCAGAAATAGTAGTACTTGAAATATAACCCGCGTAACAGTTGTTATACGCATATCCACTCTGTAACGTTAGAGTGTTAGTATCACTATCCCATGATGCGCCTGGTTTTGAGTTGGCATTGTTAGTTACGGAAAAAAGAGCGCTTATGTCTTCAAGCCCTGTATTAATTATATTGTTGATATTATCTATTTCAACATTCAATGGCGTTGGGTTAAGCGAGCTAACTCCGTTAATTGTTAATTCTGACGTTTCAGTTAATTTTTCTGTTTCTTTTTTTCTGATGGCAATGGTTATATTCTTTACTGTATTATCTTTCCAGTAATAATAGAAAAACGCTTTGTTTCCTACAATATAACCGCTTTGCATAGGGCGAACAGTATCAGCATTCTCAATAAGAATTGATTCAACTGGTAAATCACCTGCGTTAAAATCTAGCGTAATCAAAAGAGGGTACTTAGAGTAGGGCCAACTCGAAAACGTAGGTAGACGATATCCTGCATAACTGTTATAGCCGCTAACTCCTGCAGGAATTACGATTTTTCTATTTGGTTCATCAATTATCGCGCCGTTTGTAACATAATAAACAAAAGCATAATTAGCGGTTGGGATGTTAACATCAGGCAATAATTGCGCGTCTATATTCCTCACATGCATACCAGCAGACGGGAATATATAGCCGTTGTTTTGCACTCTAATATCGATTAGCTCTGTGTTTCCTTCAGTTGTCTGATTTGAGAAAATTATATTGTCTATTCGCTCATTGGTAGACTGTACGTCTCCCTTAATTAGTTCAATTTCTTTGTTAAATTCTGTAGTGAACGGTTCGAGTAGATTGGCCAACGTCCCATCTTTTACGTATTCATCTAGTCTTTTGTTTATTTCCTCTTGTACGTCAAGACTATTGAAATAATTTTCAATCCACTCGTACATTTCTGTAACAAATTCATTTATTTTCTTTACGTCATCATTTAGAATATTAACGTTGGAAATAGTTACATTAAGATAATCAGTTACCTTGCACAGCAACTCGTAATATGACAGCTCATCAGAGTATACCGCGGGCAAAACTCTTTGGCAGAAATATCTAAAAGGTTGTTCAGTCTCTGGAAAAGAAACTGTTGGGGGTGTGGGTTTAGGCATAATGCCCTCCTTACCATATCGTCATGAAACATTGGGATAATTCTAGGTCATGCACTATGTCGTTGTCAATGTTAAGAAAAGTGTCTCGGTAAATCCGCAGAAGCTCCGCCTGCGGACGAACATACCCCGACTCGTTGTGGTTCACGGTGTTCTCGTACGTTCCGCTCGCGTGCCCGGTTCCTGTACCAGAGTCGATGGTAACGTTCGTCGCGTACTGCATTTCCTTGATCTGCGCCGGGATCATCTCGTTTTGAGGGGTATCCTGGAACACGTCTGTTGTATCGGAAGTCGTGGTCGAATCGGTGGTGGACGATCCGAACGCCTTGTCGACGTTCTGGATGTTGCGGTCGCCCAAAGGCTCCATCCCCTTGGCCAGAATCTCCGACTCGTAGAGCTGGTTGTAATACGGCATGATCAGAAACATCGCGTCTCGCACGAACATGCGCCAGCGGCCCACGGTCTCTGCTCCAATCTCGCGCGTGTAGTAGTGCCGGATGATCTTAGCATTAAGCGTCTCCCGGTACGCCTCCTGGAAAATCGGGTAATCGTCCAGGCCGACGTCATGGTAGATCAAAGGCCAGTTGGCCTCGATGTGCTCGGCCATGCGGGAGTCCAAACCCTGCTCCACGATCCATCTAAGCTGCGTGGTGTACTTGCTCATCTACTTACCTCCCTTCAATGCCTTCTTCATGCGCTTCCAAAGCGAATGCCCCGACTCGCTTTCATCGTCAGAAGTCTCCATGCCTCCCGTCTCCTCCAGCTCGTCGCCAGCTCCCTTGATATAGGTGCCCGTCCGAAACTCTACGTCTATGTCAAGGCCGAACAGCTCGTTTACCTCCTTGCAGAACTGCTTGCGGGCATTGAGGCGCGTGAATCGTTGCGCCTCCACATCCCCCATGTTGTTCAGCACCTCGTCAGATACCATGCGCTCTTTCTTGTCGGTGTTCGCATTCTCGATGCCGAGGAAGGTCAAGGCCTCGTTCCAAATTTGGTGCTTGACTATCTGCACCTTGTCGGCCACATAGGGCGACACCGTGTCCAGGACTTCCACACCGGTCAAGTCCAAGTCCTTATCGGCCCAGCACACGGGCATGAACCCGTCCACCTGGGCGAAAAGGTTCTGGAGCGAGAGTCGCTGCTTCTCGGTGCACTTGACGATGCGCGGTGTTTTCTGCTGGGCGACGTTGGTGTACACCGTTCGCTCGCACTGCCAGAGCATCTTGGCATAGAGGTCAAGGGTCAAAAACGTCGGCGTGCGAGTGTTGTCATTGAAGCAGATAACCGAGTTGGTGATATCGCAGGGAATGTTGTTGTGCTGCGGGTCGACCGAGTACGCCGTTCGCTCCTTGGGGATGTTGTAAATGTCGAAGCCGCCCTGGAGAAGCACCTGCATGACGGCATAGCCCTCCGGGCTGCGCTGGTATGGGTCTGCCTTGATGGCCTCATCGTAGAGGAATACGAAGGCGCCGTTTCGGAGAAGCCACCACTCCATCTGGCGCTCGTTGATGCCAGAGGGGAGGTTCTTCCACTCGAACACGCTTATCGCCAGGTCGTACAGCCGCCACATGTACATGAGGTACGTGTCCTGGTTAAGGTAGTCGTTTTCCTGCTGCACTTTGTTGCCCTTGACGCCCTTGGGAATTCCGCCGTTCGGGAGGCGCGTCCAATTGTACAGAGAATCCATGTTAGCTCCTAAACTATCCCATTAGGCAAAGCATAGTTGCCTATGTCATCAGTATGCCAGAAAGTCAACCCCCGGTCAAACAGCGCGTTGATCATGGACAGCACGTCTGCGGGAGCGCGCCCCGTGACTGCCGAGCCGTTGGTCTTCACGTAGTTCCATGACGCTCGCCCCGTGATGTTCGGCACCTTGTTGACCGACACTAAGTACCCGTACACGGACAGGAAGTCATCGATCTGACGTGCAATCTCGGCTCGACACGTGTACTTGCGGATGCCCATAGTGTAGGAGCCTATGTTCACGAGGCCCGCAGTAGAGTTGGTTCCCCCGCGCGTCGTGTTCGGCTGGCGGCTGGCCTTGGAGATTGCCGCGTAGGTGTTTACCAAGTCCTGACCGCCGTCGATTGCGGCGTTGGCCATACCCGGAACATCGAGGCGAAGCGCTGCATTGCCCACTGCCTGCCCCGCATCGATGCCGGCGTTTAGAAGAGGCAGCTCGGTGAGCGAGTTCGTCTTCCACCCCATGATATCTACCTGCGACTGACCTACGGCGTTCGCGAAAGCCTGGTACACCCAATTGCACGTGGGATACTGGTCAAGCTGGATGCAGCCTTCCACGAAGCGGTTGACGCCGTTGTAGTTAACCGGTATATAGTAGAGACGGGAGTTGGAGTCGCATCCGCCCGTCTTTTCCAATGAGACGGTTCCTGGAGTTCCGCAGAACTCCAGGCGGAGCTGCTGGGTCTGGCCCGTGAAGTTCGTAACCTCGGCGTACTCGAACGGATAGCAGAACATCTTGTTGTTTTTCGGCACGTATCCGTCAAGGTTGGTGAACCCGAGGTTGTAGTTCAAGGTGGTCGAAGGCGTGGGAGATGCGGCATCTACCCAGTACCCCCACCCGTTGTCCTTGGCGACGATGTTCGGGATGGCGCTTCGCGGAACCATGTACACCGCGCTGATGGCGTCTTGCTGGCCGTTGTTGGAGAGCGCCGTCATGAACCCTTTGAGCTGGTCTACGGTCAAGAACACAGACAAGCTCGTCCCCGACACGACGCCCATATACCGGTCGCCCCCGTTGTTAACGTAGGTGCCGTCTTTGAGCGGCTCTACGGCGCTGGACACGACCATATAGCAATCCATGTCGTTATTGTCTATGGCGGTGTAAGTGCATTTAAGCTCGCCGGGGTTTATTCCCTCGTCCTTGATATGCGCGCCTATCGTGTCATCCATGACATGCTCACGCTCCACCATGCACGACTTGACCGTGCAATCCGGAAACCACGTCTGCATGATATCGGTCTGCAGGTAAAGGCGCGTGGAGTTAGGGCTTATGTATTCGATGCGCGGGATGAACGAGTAGAACCAGCGCGAGCCGTAGTTCGCGTTTTGGAACAGGCAGTAATTCATCCCGTACAGAGACTCTGCATTGTAGGGCACCGTAACCGCATTGTCCATGCGCTGGTACGTGTAGTCCTCGGTGCCCGATGTGCACATCGCCTTTATCGAATTGAACTGCGCGTCGCGGCTGGGGTAGTAGCGGACGTGCCGATACGACGGGTTCCAGGGCACCGTGCCGAAATATATTTTAGAATTCGGCTGAAAAGCCATGTTCACCTCCTAAAGAAAAGGGAGGGCTTTCGCCCTCCCGTACTCGGGCTAGCTTTATGCCGCCGTGTTTCCGTTTACCGTGATGGTGGCGCTTCCGGCCTTGGAGGAGTCGCCCACGCTGGTTGCCGTGACGGTGAGCGTCGCCGCCGTCTCGTCGGCCGCCACGTGAACCTTGCCTCCGTTGACATAGGTGCCTGCAGATGCAGCCCCCACGATAGACCACGTGACGTTCTGGTTGATGATTCCGGTTCCGGCCACCTTGGCCGTCAACATGACGTCCTGCCCCTTGTCGACGGATGCCGTCGTGGGAGAGACGGTGACGCCGGTCACGCTCCAAGCCTGGGACGTGTATGCCACAGCCTGGGAGAAGGGAGAGATGGAGAACGTTTTCCACAAGTGCAACCAGTAGTTCCAGTAAAGGCCCTGGCCGTTGTACTGCTCGGTCATGTTGCGGAAGTTGTCCCAGATCTGGAGGAAGGTGCGGGACACGAGAACCGCCGGGCAAGAGTTCAAGGTTGCCACCTCGGCCTCGGTGAACTGGTGGAAGTTCGGGTCGACCTCGCCGGTGTCCGGATCGGTGAAAAGCATCGTCAGGCGCTCCCAGTCGTGGGTAGCCAGGTCATCGACCGTGACGATTCGGCCCATGAGCTCTCGGTACTCGATGTTGAACGCCGTGGCCAGAACGTTCATGTTCATCGTGGCTCGGAAGCGCGCATCCATGATGAGGTACTGATCCTCGAAGTCAGTATGGGTAGTAACTCCGGACATTGTGTACTTCGTGGACTGGAAACGGAGAAGCTCGCTCATTGCCTGGAACTCGGTTGCCACGTCCACGGAGTTCTCCTTGGTGGCCGCAGGAATTGCCGCCGGCTGGATATAACCGCGCACGATGGCGTTCGCCACCATGTACTTCATCATGTAGTACTCGTCGGTATTGGCCGCCGTGTAGAGCGAGTCCACGATGCGGGCGATAAGATCGGAAATGCCCGTCCAGGACAAGAAGGCCTGGCGGAGCTGGTCGTTGGAGATAGTCACCTTGTAGAACTTCTGATAGTTCATTCGGTGGAACGCGGCGCGCACATCCGGAATCTCGCGCTTGAAGACGTCGGTCTCTGCCTTGGAGGGCGAGTAGCCGAAGGGACGGGCGATGTTGACGTAGATTTCCTCGATCGTCTCGCCGAACTCGAGCCACCCCTGCTTCATAAATTCCCATGGGTTGTCGTACAGCTTGGACGTGATTATCGTCATGCCGATACGGTTGACCAGGGCATGGAGGAATGCATTCGCTGCAGGCTCGTAATTGGTAATATAGTCTCCGATGACGTGGATGGAGTCCGTGGAGGAGTTCAGCACGATGTTGCCCTTCGCGTCGCGCGTGACGGCGTTGTTGCCGTTGGCAGCGCTTCGGGCGATTAGCGGATCGGCAAGCTCGGGGGTCTCGGCAAGCGTCGCGCTCATGACCCCGACGGGGTCGATGCTCGCTCGGCTTTTTGCAATCTCTGCTTTGGTAGGCTTGGTAGGCATATCTTTCTCCTAATCCTCGTAGGCGTCTCGCGCCTCGAACAGCTCGCGGAACGACTGGGGCGTCCCGTCACGTTTAATGTCGTTGGTCTGGTTGCGCATCACCTCTTCGCGGTCGGTCTCGCGCCCGCCGAAGAACCGGTCTGCATATCGCCGCTTCCATTCGTCACGGTCGACGATAGCCTCGTCGCGCTCGGCTGCAATACGGTCGCGCTCGGCCTCCACTTCGGCGTAGCCATCGCGGTTGCCCCACTTCTCGTCCAGATCGGCCGCATCGCGGTCTATCTCCGCCGCCATTTCCAGGCGACGGTCTTCGTCCGGCTCCATCGCCAGGTCGCGAAGCGTCGGCATGAATCGACTTGCCATAGATACCTCCTCATTTGTGAATAGTAAACATTGTATCTTCCAATATTATACCACCTTTAACATCTTTCGGCTTCAGTTTTCCCTCGAACGAATTCCCGTACTCGAAATTATCCATGGTGACGTACTGGTGGCACCGGGTAGGCATACCCGCACAGTGTATGATAAGCTCACCTCCTTCTTCAAAGCAGTAGGTTTTGGCGCGAAGGGCCTTGAAACGGTCGAACTCGTGCTCTCGCTTCCAGGCTCCTAACTCCGTCTCGTGTACGCGCAAGCCGCGAGGCGGCTCCGTGCCTAGAAAATAGCACGAGTCGGTGTCGGAGTACAACCACCTGTCGTAGTTCGCCTGGGCGGCGCTTATCGTAAAAGAGCGCGCATAAGAGGTGATGAACGCGCCTACGGGCAGGTACACGCCCTCCTTGTACTCTTCGGGAAGCAGCCTGAACTTAACCACCCCGTCTTCAAGGTACGGTGCCCGCGACTGCTTGACGGGGTTGGTGGCCATCTTGCCGTAGAGCGAGTTCAGAAGCAGCTTCGCTATGGTTCGCATGCCCTCGTTGCCCTCTATCGAGGCTTTAGTCTTGACCTCCGTCCATGTATCCACGTAGTCGCGGAACAAGTACTTCGACCCTTTGAACTTGTAACCCCTGATATATCGAATATCGCCTATATCGTAGTGCTTCTTCAACATCTCCAGATCAACCTGCGTCAGGCACATTACCTGCGGCCCGTGAGAGTCGGTGATATACTCGGTCGCCCCGAACATCCGGTTTCCTTTGAGCTGCAAGCACGGGATGAACCCGGGCTTGATTCTAAAGTCCGCCTCCACGTACTGGATATACAGCGGGTACTCGGAATCGTACTCGTACTCCCCGTCGTATACTTTAGGCGTTCCGTACGGAAGCACCTCCCCGTGGGCCCCTGCCATAACACTTGGGTAGAGCGAGTTCACGTCGAAGGAGCACCCGGGTCCGACGATACGCCCTGCATATTCAGGGTTCACGGCTGTGAACCCTCCCTTGTAGCAGCCGCCGGCCCGCAAGTCGGCGTCGTAGTCAGGCTCCGGGAACCAGTCGCGGAAGCGCCGCTTGCCCCCGACCGACTTCTGATATTCCTTGAATGCGTTCGAGCCAGCCGTCATCTTGGTCATGCCCTGGGTGTGCATGATATCAAGTGCTTGCGCCGCTATCTGCACGTCATGGGATATATACTCCTTCTCCTTTTGCGTGAGAACGTGTCCTACCTCCCGGTATTCCACGTAGTCTAGGTCTAGCTTCTCAATGTCCAGGCCGAACGCCTTGGGGATTGCGGCAATGGGAAGAGGGATGATCTTCAGGGAGTCCAAGAACTCTATCGATGCGTTCTCGGAAAACCACAGCTTGACCGAGTAGAACTGGCCCATGTCGGATATGAGCGTTGTGAACTTACTAGGCCCGCACTCCTCTTTGACCGGTATCCACTTCCAACCCTCTTGCAAAATATACGACAAGATGAACTTCCCGTCAAACTTCAGGTTGTGGAAGTAGACTCGGCTACCTGCATGAACCTTGCACCACTCGATGAAAGATTCGATGGAGTTTCCGTATTGCAGATCATCAGGGCGCCCTACCTCGCATACAGCCCAGGCCCATACGCGGCAATCGTCGGCAAACGTTGTGGTTTCAAAGTCAGCGGCATAGCTAGGCACATGTGCACCATCCCATATATAATCATCCCAGCAAAGGGTATCGAGCAGTTTATCCTCAATCATAATAACCCGTCCAATATTCGTATATCCGCTTTAGCTTGTCCTCACGGGCCTGCGGCTCGTAAATATACTCAATGTCCGGGGCTTCGTCTATGCTTCTAAACAGCTGCTCTAAGTCCTTTTCCGCCATGTTCAAAATAACTTCCTCGATGCGGTCTATAATCCCATCATAGTCCTCGAACCCTCCGAACACGTTTCGCATGGCACGCATGTAGTTGGAGTAGTACCGCCTGGCCTTGTCACGGCTGGACATGTTAATCTCACGTTCCATGTTCTGGATGAATCGCCTGATGGCGTTCGAGGAAAGAGAACCTATGGGCCTCTTGTCAGGAGAGAGCTTCGCCTGCTCCAGGCTCCCCATGCGCCCTTTCGGCTGCTGGATGCCGAGCCTCTTCGCTCGCATGGACTTGGCACGCTCGCGTACGCTGCGCAAAATCGAGTACTCGCCTCTCTCATAGCGCGTGGTGATGGAGGCATCTGCCTGCCGCACTAGCTCCAGGGCACGGGGCTTGGTGATACGGTTCAGACGGTTCACCGTGTTATTAAGTGCTCTCGAGGTTGTGATATTGGACTTGACTTCCTGGTACTTGACTTCGGGTGGGAGAAATTCAGCTGCACTCGGGTTGGACTTGGCGGCTTTTCGAATTGCGTTGTTGTAACGTCTCACCGCGCTGTTCAGTCGCTTTCGTTGACTGTCAGTCCATGCAATATTATATTCTCGGGGCACAAATAACACCTCCCTCGCGCATTGTCGTAGATTCGGAAACCTCGGGTTTCGACCTGCATATAGAGCTGAAGGACGGCGAGAATGCTCACGTCGATGGTGACGTGGAAGCGCTTTGAAAAGCTGTCGTTCAACCAAGGCACGCGAATGCCTATCTTATCGTTGAACTTAATCAGGTGCGTGGCGCTGGAAAATGCGAAGTCATATTGTCCATAGGTTCCGATAAACGGCGTGTTGGACAGGCCGTAGACCACTCCGTTTTTGGTTTGCATGCTATCACATCCTTAGTATGGGTGTTGGCGGTGCTTGGACACTATCTCGATGCCTGCTTTGTGCATGTAGAATACAATCACCGAGTCGTTGCATGGACAATGGCTTCGAAGGGCTTCCTCTATTTCTTCGGGTGAGTCGCGCTTGAAGTCTATTCTTTCATCCTTGGTAAACATATACTCGAATTCATCTGTAGACTCATGGTAGACGTATACGCTCACGCACTGGGGTACCGGCTTCGACCCCCATAAATCTTTTGTGAGAACCCGCCCTACAGATGAATATACGAACTCCGACATTAAGTCTTTCGATGCAAGGTTCAGAAGATTGCGCTTCACATTGTCTCCTCACAGGAAAGGCCGCCGTTTCCGGCGACCTGTATCCTTGGTATGCGGATGGACTTAATACTGCACGCTCATGGTGAGCATGGTTCCGTTCTTGACCTTCTCCTGCTTGATGACAACAGGAATGGGAGTCTCCCACGTAGGAGCGCCGAAAACGGCAATCAGCTTCTTCAAGGAGGAGAACATGCCAACGGATACGCATTCATAAGCCTCGCCCTGATCATCGATAAGCACGATGCGAGGAGCCTTCTCTACCTCGCCGGTTTCCTCATTCACAAGTTCCAGCGTCTCCGCATAGAAGTCCTTAACCATGATCTTCTTGTTGATAAAGTCGTTGATCTTGTGCTGCGGATTGTTGGCAGCATTGAAAACCAGGGCCTTCTCCTCGGGGGTGTCGCCCTTGACCGTGCAGATAGCGGTCAAGTTCTGGGCTTCCAGCTCTCGTACGTTGTACTCGCGAAGGCCGGTTGAAACGTCGGCCTCGGACACAGCGATAATCTCCTCGGACATAATTTACTCCCCTTCCTTGATAACGACGGCATTCTCAATGAACTTGTCAAGCGGCATGGCATAGGTAAAAGTCGCCTGCGGCTCCCACTTGATGGTGAGGCCCTTCGGGATCTTGGCACCGATTGCCTCGGCCAGCGCCGCTCGGGCCTCGGACTTGGTCATGGAGACGGCGAGACACGTCGCCTGGGCCACAACGGAAACTTCCGGGCCGTCCTCTCCGTCCACGAGGTCATAGGCGGTGATAATATAGTCAGTTACAGTGCGGGTAATGTTTTTCATCTTGATCCTTTCGTTTGGTTAACAACCCTGCATGTTCAATTATAGGCCTGATTAGAGCGTATCGAATCGGCATCCCTTCTTTTCATAGAATCTTCATAAGGTATCGGTGTTGGAAAATCAGGGTTTGATATGTGTTCCGCGTACACCTTGGCAAACCATGGTAAACAATCCATCATCGCTGATAAGATTAAGGATATATTCCTCATAACTTTCGAACTGCGCTTGGATAAGGGCGTATTCGGTTGCCTCATGATCGGTATCTGCGTAGAAGTCTGTATCTTCTATCGTACACCCGTCAAAAGTTGTGCAGACTCTCACGTTGTATTTCATTTCATCAACTCCTCGTAAAGTTTAAGGCAATCGTTGATATCGTGTTCTACCCCGTCCAACATGTTCAGCGCCTCGATCAGACCTACCACCTCGCCGCCTTTGACTAAAGTAGGAGTATCGGGCTTGTTATCAGTTTCTGCAAGCCATCTTTGATAACGATCGTATGCGCGCTCAATTTTGATGATAAGAGCAGTTCGGTAATAATCGAGTTTCATTTATGATCCTTTCTGTAAATCGCGTAGGCTGACCAGAAGATTATGATTGCGAGAATGCAAATTGCGTAGTCTGTCATGCCTTGAACATCCCATCTATGTCGATTTTAGCATCCTGTTTGAGGACGTTGATAGCTGCTTTTACACGCTTCTTTCGTTCTGCCTTGCTATAAGCGTCAAGGCGCTTCTCGATATCGAAGACCACTTCGTCGATGCCTGCCATTCGGCCCAGCTCGTATGCAGCATGGATGCTGTCTATCTTTCGCCTTGCAGCTCTTGTTTCAATATCCACATATGGAACCTTTTCAATGCTGCGAGGGACATGGTAGTAATAGGAGCTGATATACTTGCGAGCTTCTTTGATTTTCATGTATCCTCCTTTCGCATTAGCCCTCATACCAGCCCACCCGATACAGTAGGCTGATTGAAGGTTAAAGAGTTGCCAATTCCCATTTATAATCTGGCTCGTTAACCTTGCAAAGATTAAGCAAGTAATAGGCTGTGTCTCTATTTTGTGTTTTCCATGCGGTATCCCTGTTTCTGACTAGACAAACGCGATTATCATCTTCTTTATCAATGTATACCCAGCCAGCAAGTTTGTAGTTCTGTTCTGCCTTAATTTGAAATATCATTATTAATACCTTTCAACTCTTCGAACGTCTCGCAAATAGTTTCAGAAGGCTCCTCGTTATGGTATTCAGCGATGACCATACTTGCCAACCAGGTAAGACAGATCAAGGCAAAGAAAGTGCCGATCCAGAAGTCACGCCAGCTAGTCATTTTTTGGTTCCTTCCCAATCGGTGGTTACAGCGTAGAGTTTGTATTGTTTACAACTCTCGATTTTTTGAGATATTTAATGAGGAGGTCGAAGTCTGTTGTGAGTTTGACGTCGTATTTCCAGACTCCTTTTTTCTTTACGGTAGTATTTGATGATGTATTTCATGGTTAAGCCTCCTTGGATTGTGTGGTATAGTGATTTAGTTTTCAAAGAGCCGGAAGGCTTGAACCTTTCGATGAACTTATTATAACATGCGTTTAACGTGTTTGTCTAGGATAACATTATATTAATTGGTGATTTGTGGTGACGTTGTGTATGGTGATGATCAACGGTGCTGTAGATTTGGGGAAACATGTGGCCTAGTAAACTTTCTCTTATA